GATTATTACAACAATTTGTAACGAAACTGCTAAAAAAGAACGAAAAAATATTTTATTTGTCATTGATTCGTGGGGTTCTCTCGTGACTAGTAAAACAATGGATAACGCATTAGTTGGAAATGACGTAGCAGACTTTACTATTTCTAAAAAGAAAAATTCGTTAGCTAATATTATACTCAATACTCGTGCTACTTTTTTCGTAGTAAATCACGTTTATGATAACGTTGGGGGCATGGGTGATCCAATGCAAGTTCCCGGTGGTAGAAAAATTATGTTTAATAGTGATACAGTAGTTCTTGGGACTAGTCGCGCTAAAGAAAAAAAATCGGTTTCTGACAAGACTGTTGTGGGGCATGTTATAACGGCACATACATATAAGTCTAGATTGTCAAAAGAGAAATCGGTTTTACAATACAAAATAAAAACCGAAGGCGGTTTGGATATTTTTTATGGAATTCTTGATGATGCGATTGAAGGTGGGTTTGTTGTAGATGATAAACCTGGATATTACACTAGACCACATATTAAAGATGATAAACCAATATCTGAAAAAAATCTTTATGATTCGGATTTTTGGCTTCCAATTTTCAAAGAAACAGAGTTTAAACAATGGCTTGAAAATAAGTATACTTATAAAAGTCCATTAGATATTTCAACTGAAGATGCTGCGTTGGCTATTATGAATAACTCTAATGACATAGAACCTAAAGTAGAAATAAAGCCATCAAAAAAGGATAAAAAATAAAATATGGAAATAATCTTTTTTGAAAAGGTTTTAATTAAACTTTTATTTACTAATACTGAAGTTTCTGAAAAAACTATTCCTTTCCTTATTCCTGAAATTTTTGAAGATCATAAAAATATTCAGTTAATAAAAACAATTATATCATTGATGGAAAAATATGAACATTTTCCATCTGTGCCAGAAATGAAAATTGAGTTGGATAATGAAGAAGTTTATAATCGTCTTATTGAAATTATGAATTTGGATATTTCTGAGTATAGAACGGAATTCTTAAATGGACAAATTGAAGAATTCATTAGAAATAAACTTGTTCATAATGTTAATGTAGATATTGCGATGAGTCTTAATAATGAAAATGATGAACTACTAAAACAATCACCTGATAAATTAAGGGAAGCTATAGCATTTAGTTTTGATACAAAAGTTGGTCTTGATTTTTTAGATGAAGAAGAAAGATTATATAATCATCTTCATAACAAAGATAGAGTTATTCCAACAAGTATTACTCAACTTAATAGACTCATTGAAGGGGGATTTCATTGTAAGAGTTTGACTTTGTTCATGGCTGAATGTGTTGATGAAAATACTATGGTTAATATAAGATATAAAAGAAATGGGAAAGTGATTATAAAAAAAATAAAGAATTGGTTATCAGTAAATGTAAGGAGTTTTTATATGGAAAAATGGATTGAAAAAACATTATCTTTGAAAGAAGTAAAAAATCTTTTGAAGGAAAATGTAGTTGAAGTTACTTCCCCTGATGGTTGGGTGCCTGTTACGAAATATATTGAGAAGGGTAATAAGGTTGCTTGGAATTTGGAAGTAGATGATATATCTGTTTTATCAAGTGCTAAACATTTATATGAAACTAATAATGGTTGGAAATTTACAAAAGATTTAGATTGTGAGATAGATTTGATATTAACTGAAAATGGATTGAAAAATTTCAAAATTTCTAAAACGAATAAAAAAATAAAAGTAGTTGATATTTCAGTCAATCATAAAAATCATAGATATTATACAAATGGTATTAGTAGTCATAATACAAATCTTGGCAAATCGCTCATCATGACTTCTCTTGCTGTTGATTGTATTTTAAAAAATAAGAATGTTTTATATATAAGTTGCGAAATGTCGGAAGAAAAGATTTCTGAAAGAATAATGGCAAATATGTTTGATATTGCTACTGAAGATTTAAAACTTCTTCCAAGAAATAAATTTCATGAAAAGTTTGAAAAAATAAATTCACAAGTTAATAAAAAAATCGTTATTAAAGAATATCCTCCAAGAGCTATCAACACAAACAATATTAGAAATTTAATAAAAGAACTTAAGGTAAGAAAAAAGTTTATACCAGATATAATCTTTATTGACTATCTTGGTATAATGAATCCAATTTTCAGAAATAAGGGAGATAATACATATCTTGAAGTAAAAAGAATTTCAGAAGAAGTTAGAGCACTTGCAGTTGAATTAGGATTGCCAATTATATCAGCGGTGCAGACAAATAGGGGTGGATTTGGAGATTCTGAAATTGACTTAACAGATATTTCAGATTCTATTGGAACAGCAGCAACAGCAGATATAATAATAGGAGTTACACAATCAGAAGATTATAGAAAAATAGGAAAGTTCAATTGGATTATGTTAAAAAATAGATATGGATTAAATAAACATGTATTTCCAGTCAATGTTGATTATTACAAGATGCGAGTATATGAAGATGATGATGCAAAAATTACAGGAACAGCTTCATCTATTACAAAAAATATTCCACCTAGTGAAAAAGAAAAAGAAAAATCCATTAATGATACTATTAAAGATGTTAAAGATGTACTTAATAATGATTTAAAACAAAAAATGGATAAAATGTTAGGAAAATTTCAAAATATTGAATAAGGAGACTTATGCCAAAACACCAAATAACATTTGACAAAGAAAAAGCTGATGAAAAATTAAATGAACATGAGCTTATAAATGAGATTTTAAAAAATGAATTTTTTAATTGGATGTCATCAAATGGATATAACTTTAATGAAATTAAAAATATTCTTGATGGTAAAAAAATAAGCGCAAATGAACAATATAAATTTAATGAAATTTTAAGAAAAGTAAAAAAAGAAGTTAAAATTAGTTTAACTGAATCTATTATTTTTCTTGAAGAATCATTTGTAAAATTTAAAAAAATTCTTGCTATTTTAGATAATGAAACAAAATATGAATTAAAAAAAGAACTTTCCAGCAATTATCATATTATACTAAAAAATTCAAATTTGCGGGAAATTTTAGAGTAAAAATTCATTAAATATAATTTCAAAGGATTAAATAATGGTGAACTCTACATTGACTGTATTTTCAGTTTTATCAAATATAAATGAATTTATTAAAAAGAAAAAAGATATTGATCTTTTTAAGAAATCGCATGTTATTAGATATCAAAGATCATCTAAGTATATTGCTGAAAATTCAAAAAGATTTTATAATGATATTGAAAATGGATATTACACCTTAAAAGAATTAGCAATATTTTTATTATACAAACATATGATGGGTGAAACTGTTAATTTATACATTGTTAAACCAAATATTATTATAGATGCAATGAAATTATTTACAACAAAAAAATTAAAAGAAGATTTAAAGTTATTATCAGCAATTCATAAAGAATTAAAATTTAAAGAAATAAAGGAATATTTTAAAATTAAAGAAGATGGAACAAATATAGCTTATATGTTGACTAGAAAAAATAAAATTTCACCAATATTTTATATAAGAAATTTTGAAAATACCTTGACAGAAATCAATGAAAATGATATATTTAAGAGTAAAGAATATGAGCAATTTGAAAAGATTGCAAGAAAAATAAAAGAAACTTTAAAAGGAGGCTTAGTAAATGAATAAGCAAAAATTCAAGATTGATTGGTCAAAAGCAATGGATAAAATCAAAGAACAAACTGAAAAAAAAGGTGGTAATTCATTTAAGGATGAAAGAATTTATTATCCACAGTTTAATGATAATGGAACTGCACAAGCCATTATTCGTTTCCTTCCGTCGCCAGATACTGATATTCCTTTTGTAAATGTATATAGTCATTCTATTAAGGGGCCTGGTGGTTGGTATATTGAAAATTGTCCAACTACTCTTAAAAAAGAATGCCCAGTTTGTAAAGCAAATTCAGCTATTTGGGATACCGATCAGGATACTGCAAGAAGTAGAAAGAGAAAGCAAAATTTCTTTTCAAACATTATTGTTGTAAAAGATCCAGCTAATCCTGAAAATGAAGGAAAAATCTTTATCTATAAGTATGGAAAAAAAGTTTATGATAAGATAATGGAAAGACTTCAACCAGGAGAAGATTCAATTGAAGAACCTATAATGATATTTGACTATTATGATGGAGCTGATTTTAAGCTTATTATAAAGAAAGTCAAAGTTGGAAATGTTTCGATGCCAAACTATGATTCTTGTCAATTTGATAAATCTTCGGCTGTTGGAACAGACGAAGAAATTGAAAAGATTAGTAAAAGTCTTTATGGTTTATCAGAATTTGCAGCTGAAAGTTCTTTTAAAACTTACGATGAACTTGAAAATAAGTTTAATAGAACTATTGGCTCTACAACCAAAGTAGATTCTCCAATTCCAACACAAACAAAAACATCTAAAAAAGAGAATGTTTCAAAAGTAGCGGATGATAAAATTTTTGAAGGCGGAGATGACCAATTTTTCAATGAACTTCAGAAAGAAAATGAGTAATAATAGTTTATAAACATTTTAACTATAAAGAAAAGGGAGTTAATTCTCCCTTTCTTTTTGAAGGATTATTTGATAAGGTTCTTTAAAAATTATAAATACTTGTAAGATAGATTGGGACAGGGCTCATTACCTTTCCTATCACCATTAGGATTACCGACTATCTCTTACATTTAACCTTATGGTGAGGTATCTTATGAAAAGAAATTGTATTTATAGCCCTATCATTTACAAAACCACTAATACAATCAATGGTAAAATTTACATTGGAAAACATTATACATCAGCCGATGATGGATATTTGGGTTCTGGTGCGAAAATTTCAATAGCAATAAAAGAATTTGGCAGAGAA